TGTAACTGAACTATTAGCAAGAATGAGTGAAGGAGGTAAAAATGAATGATTGGAATGGTTTTAGTAGTCTTGATTTAACTAAGGTTGAGTCAAGCAGTGGCTATGTTAGGCTACCAAAAGGAGAGCATCACGTTAAGATAACAGATGCCGTAATGAAAGACAGTGCAACTGGTGGAAAATATTTGCAAGTAAATTTTAAAGGAGTTGAAGAAGTTGGAGACATCAACGCAAACTTCAACCTTGTAAATAAAAATCCACAAGCAGTTGATATAGGTAAAAGACAACTAAAGTCTTTGCTCATTGCGGCTCAGCACCCTAACCCAGACAAGCCTGGTGATGTTGCGTCTCTTAAAAATCTTGAGTTGGCAGTTGTTGTCGGAGACGGCAAGCCTTTTACTGGTGACGATGGTAAAGAAAGAACACAAACAGAGGTCAAGGTTTATAAGCCACATGGTGAAGCCAAAGACCTTGATGACGAAATTCCATTCTAGTAATGGAATAGGAGTGCTTGTCAACTTTAACATTTAACTTAAAGAAAGGCTTCCTTTAATTATTGTTAAACAAAATGTAATAAAATTTTCACAAGCACTCTTTACGAGGGAGGTTTGCAGGGGTGCCAGCCTCCCTCACCATAGGATTATTTATGATTAAAAGCGCAGACGATTTAATTAAAGCCATTGACGATGGGTACAGACAAGAACCTAAAGAAAAAGCAAGAGATTATATAGGTGCATCTGGTATAGGAACTCAATGCGATGCTTACCAAGCATTCTCTTTGAGAGGTTTCCCTAATGATGTGGCAGAACCAAAGTTAAAAAGAATATTTAAACTTGGTCACATACTAGAAGACATAGTTGTTAAAGATATAAAAGATAAAGCTGACGTAAGGGTCTGGGAAAAAGACGGACTTACTGGCAGACAGTATACTTACGAACAGTTAGGTGGTCATGTAGTTTGCCATATGGACGGACACATAGAGACAGATGATGGTGTTCTAAGGGTATTAGAAATAAAATCAATGAACGATGCAAACTTTAAAAAGTTTATGAAAGACGGAGTTCGTATTTCTCACCCTAAATATTTCTCACAGTTACAAATGATGATGGCATTATCTGGTTTTAAAGAAAGTTTTTTTATTGCTATCAGTAAGAACACTAGCGAATACCATGCTGAGATAGTTAAATGGGACGACTTCGAGATAGCATTTATAAAGAAAAGAATAGAAGACGTTATTGAAAACAAAGCAAAGAAACTTGCGACAGACGAAACAGATTGGAGATGCAGAGGTTGTTTTAAAAAATCTGTTTGTTGGCACAATGCACCAGTTCCAGTAGCTTGTAACACTTGCCAGTTTGCAGAAGCTAATCACCAAGGCACTTGGACTTGCAAGAAGACAAACTTGGAAGCGACAAAAGTCTGTTCCTCTTACCAAGTATACAAACCTATAGAGAAAGAAACATGAAACGAGATAAGATATTAGACAAAGCAGGAAAACTTATAGCCAAAGACAGAGCCAAGATATATGGCGATGCATTGGCGAACCACAAGAGAATAGCAAAGCTTTGGTCTGTTCTATTGGAGAAAGATGTAACTCCACAAGATGTTTACAAGTGCATGATTGCTGTAAAGTTGGCACGTCTAATTGAAACACCCAAGCATTTAGACAGTGTTATAGATATAATTGGGTATGGTGCTTTATATGGAGAGATAACAGATGACTAATCCGAGATACACAGATGACTTTATTGCTCAAGTAAAACTATGGCATAGAGAAATGCAGAGCAGAAAGAAGAAACCTAACGACAAAAACCACACAATACAAGACACGGCTAACAGATTTACACTAAGCATGAATCAAGCAAGACGTGTACTTTATACAATGAAAACTCAACACCCTTTGTCTGAATACAAAGAACCTTACTATGATTGATATTCACATTGGTGATTGTAGAGAGGTTTTAAAAACTTTACCTAGCAAATCTGTGAACTGTTGTGTTACCTCACCCCCATACTGGGGGTTGAGGGATTACCAAACTGGTACATGGGAAGGTGGCGACCCTAACTGTCCTCACATGAGAACTACAAAAATCTCTAAGGATACTGTTACTGGACATAAAGCCATGCATGAACAAGGCAATGTTGTCGGTGACGCAATATACAGAAGTAAGTGTCCTAAGTGTGGTGCAGTAAGAAAAGACTCGCAGTTAGGATTAGAAGAAACACCATCACAATTTGTGAATAATTTAGTGCAAGTCTTTCGTGAAGTTCACAGAGTGTTAAGAGACGATGGAACTCTCTGGTTAAATCTTGGAGACTCTTACTACAATTACAGAGCAGACGGAAAGCAAGTAAAGCAGACAGTATCAAGTACAAGGCAAGACTTTCCAGAGTCAAGTCCACATAGAGCCAACAAGATAGACGGACTAAAACAGAAAGACTTGATTGGCATACCTTGGAGAGTTGCGTTTGCACTGCAAGACGATGGTTGGTATTTAAGACAAGACATCATATGGCACAAGCCAAACCCTATGCCAGAGAGTGTGAAAGATAGATGCACAAAGTCACACGAATATATATTTTTGTTTAGCAAGAATAAGAATTACTACTATGATAATGAGTCAATCAAAGAGAAAGCAACTGATTGGGGTACAAGAGACAGAACAGACGGCAAGTATCACAATGAAGGTACTGGTCTGCAACCACATAGTGGTCTTGAAAAATCATACGAAACAAAGAACAAAAGGTCTGTATGGACAGTAACTACTAAGCCATATAGGGAAGCACACTTTGCTGTATTCCCAACAGAACTAATAGAACCATGCGTAAAAGCAGGGTGTCCAGAGGAGGGAACAGTCCTAGACCCTTTCGGAGGGTCTGGGACTACTGGACTTGTGGCAGACAGACTTGGTAGAAACGCCAAGATTATTGAACTTAATAAAAATTATATAGAGATAGCCAACAATCGTGTAATGAATGACGCTCCGTTGTTCACAGACGTAAGTATTAGATAGACTTCATACGTTGAATTAAACGCTTCGCTCTGTTCGGAACTTGATGAAACCATTTCGACTGCTCCATCTGGACGCTGGCTTCGAACCAATCTTCGTCTTTCACAGCTTGTATTTTCTTTTTGAATTTGCTGTAACGAGGAAATCCGAGATTAAACATCATATTTGCGCATACTCTTTTCGCCTGCTCTGGCATGGTGTCCCAATCCTCATAGATTTTTTTACAGTCATCAATGGTTATCTTGATGTCTTGTTCAAACAGTTCATTAACTCTTTCTTCAGAGACTGATGCACCCAGTGGTTTGTCAAACTCTGGCTCGTCTTCACGGCAAAGGTGTCCCACCCCACATGTTTTTAAGCCTAAGTGGTCTAGGTATGTTTCATACTTTATGCCTTCGTCTCTGGCTAATTCTTCACGTAATAAATTTATGTTCATTTTGAACTCCTTTTATTCATAATTTGTAGTCCTTGCTTACCGAACCTATATCCAAAACTGCTGCCTATCACTATATACAACATGTTATGAAACCAATTTGGTGTGTGTTGGTCTAAAAATATAAAGCCTTCTTTAACATATTCTTGTGTCCAAGGCAGAAAACAGCAGGTCAATACTGCTATAAACCAAAGTGACCACGCTTCGTCTTTCCAACTTTCACCCATCTGGTCTGTCAAAGACCTCTCATTAAGCATGGCAGACGTGGCTTCTGTCTCGTAAACTTTTGCTTCGGCTTTGGCTCTAGCTACTTTAACTTCTGATTCTGCTTTTGACTTACTTACTTTACCTTCTAGCCAAGTCCCTGCAAGGGAGGCTATAGGTCCGAAAATAGTTTGTAACATTTTTTACCCCTTAATTTTTTTCTTGCTCGGTTTAACTGTATAGTTAGCGGCTCTGTTTATAACGCAAGGGCAATTAGCGTGTTGCATCTTGCCAGTTTTTGTTTTGTTTCCAATAACACGTACTTTTTTACCTATACTATGCATGACCTACCACTTCTTGCAAGACCAATATCTGGCAGTTAGCTTAGATGGTGGCTTGCTATCACATCTATGCCTTGCTCTAAAGTTCTTACGTCTGCCAGGTTGATTCTTTTTAATCTTCATATTCGCATCGCCAAAACGTATAATCTTTTCTACGCCATTAGCACATGCTTTAACTACAAACTTCTTGCCACCAGATACTTGTCTTCTCGGCTTGTTGCATGGCATCTTTTTCTTGTTAAGTTTTGGTGCTTTCTTACCCATTACGCTGCCCTCTTCTTTTTCTTTTTCCAACTAATTCTTTTTGAACTCGTCTTCTTTTTAGCCGCAGACGTACATTGTGCTTTGGTTGGTCTGCAAGCAGGGTATGGTCTTTTTGAATTTTTTGCTGACTTCCTTCCACAAGGCTTGCCAGTTTTACAGTCTATCCAACCCTTACCTTTGTTTCTTTTAAACCATTTATGTAAACT